GACATTCGGATCCCTTTTGGAGTCTGCTAGGCATCTCCTTACTGATGCTGAGGGTCGTTGGAATTGTAGTGTTCACACGACTTATTTTGAGGAGAAAGATGTTGTTCCTCCCGAAGAACTCGGACAAGTCCTAGCACCCTATCTGTATCAGTATTTCCCTCCTGATTGTGACATTGAGATTGTAAACTCATGGTTGAACCTGTATAACAGTGGACATGCACAAGAACCACATCATCATGTAAACTATCCTGAGTTCGTGAACTTCTCTGGTGTGATCTTCATTCAATTCGATAAGGATAAGGATGGACAATTCTATTTTGAGAACATGAACTTAGATCATACAATCCTAGGTTACACACACATTTTCAAACAATCACCAGTGCATCATCCTGATGTTAGTGAAGGCGATCTAATTGTGTTCCCTTCGTTTGTACGACATGGCGTAAGATTGCAGAAACATGACACTAATCGATTGACGCTAAGTTTCAACATGAATGTGACACCTCGCGAACTGGACCACGACTGGTAGATTTCTGCCTGTGGTCCTGTATTGTATGTTTATTGATACAAATGACCATGATTCTCGAATCTTTCCTCACAACATCTTTCCAGAATGTTCGCTCTTCCAAGCGTACTGACGAACTGCATTCTGTGCTGCTCGATGAGGTCTTGAATGCTAATCCTGACCTCGCTGAGTATACTTGGAAGTTTGAATATAAACTGCAAGAGGATGCATTCGGTGGCACGTTTGATATTGATATTGCAGGATTTAATGATGATGGTGATCTTGTCGTTGCTATTCTTGCCAAGGCAATCAACAGCAACGTGAACAAGAATATCAAGAACTATGCAAATACCACAATCGGTGAAGCGGCACGTTTGTATTACGCTCCCAAGTGTAATACCATCGAGAAGATTCTCTTCGTTAGTGTTCTCCCTCGCATTGCACCTCGTTTCAACACAGCAGGCGAAGTGACTGGTTTCGATGATGTTATCAGTGCAAAGAATCGTACTAAGTTGGATGATGTTCTGCAACGTCAATACCATGGCACTGTTGATACCATCGATCTGTATTTTGATATTGATAACGTAAAGCAGCAGACTAGCAAGGCAGACTATCAAGAAATCGGTGTGAGCAACCTTACACCATGCCCCATGATCTGGTGACTGTGCCAATCGGATAACCTGCACACAATCGGTTGTGTGGGGTCCGATCTCATGTATATTAACAGTGTCAAAGAAATTTGTTCAATGCAACTCTCCAATTCCATCTGCATTGTTGACTACTTCCCCGAAGCATTCATTGAGGGTGAGGGTGTCAAACGTTTCATCAAGCGTGTTACTTTCCCTTCTGATTATGGCAAGGATCAACAATCTTGGTCTGTAATCACTAAACTCACATTCACTAACGAAGTGAATGAGCGTATTGCCTCTGGTGCTGATGTTACTGGTTTCAATACAACTAAGTGCCCTGATTCTTACCGTCCTGCATTCTGCTGAATGAAATCAACGACTCAAATGTATCTCGTGAGACTCTACGATAAGTTCACGATGATGCAAGTCACCCGCACAATGCCCACTAAACCTACCACACATAAAGGTAGGATTGCACAACGCAATCGAGTATTAAAGTGGGCACAGAATACTTATCCCGATCAAATCCGCTACGAGGTTGAAGCATTCAATGACTAAGGACAACATCATCGACCGCGACCAACTGCAAGACGACTACATCAACCGCGTGATTGATGGTCTTGATATTAAAGATCTCATTGCACTGGTTTATGATCAACTGGACCACAATCTTGACTCCTATTCTTGTGAAGAACTGATTGAAGAGGTTAATGAGCATTATCCTGACTTATTGGAGCAGGATGATGTAAACATCTCCGACCTCGAATCTACTGCATCGGATCCGATGGGCATCGGCAAGTAGTGGACGGTTCCCCAACTGGTTTTCCAGTTTTGTATCACGGTGAACTACCGCGACCGCCCAGATCTGCAATACTAAGATCAATCAAACGAAACGACCATGGCAACGCCAATCTTCAACATCAATCAGAACATCGAAGCATGGGATGATGTAATGACTCAAATGGAAGCATTTGTTAATGATACAAATGCAGACATCGATATGGCATACGATTGGGTGTGTGAGATGCTCGATATTTCCTCCTTTGTTGATAACGAGATTGCATGGGATTCCTTCTACAATACTTGGGAAGCATGTGACAATCGTAACGACCTCAACACATTTCAAATTGCATAATGTACGACATTTTTAACAACCTCAATCAAGAACTAGCAAACCTTTCTATTTACAAACCAGTGACCAATCCTTACGTCGAAAATCTCATTGAAATGGGTTACGATCGTGCAGACTGTGAGACAGTCGCAGTTGCAGGAGTTGATAAGACTTTCCCGCTCGAAATCTATGGCAGAGTTTACAACACACAAGAGGAGTACGATGAGGCGCTCGCTGATTTCATAAATGGACAATAGTCCTCCGCATAAATACATCAACTTTCCGCAGATTTAATGCTCGTCATCACCAACTCCGCTCGCCGCAATGATCTTTTTTACTATCACGAGGATGTATTCGTGACAGATGATCGCGTCGTCTCCAATAACATTCAGCAACCCGCCTTCACTATCACCGAGGACCGCGATGGTCCGCACATTGGTAACAACTACGCTCCGAAGTACCGTGTGAACCAGCGCACCGAATTGCATAAGGGAGTATACATCTATGAGCGTATCTTCGGTGCTGATACTGTTGCCGATGCCAAGGAACTAATCGAAGAGTATATCAACGAAGAGGTGTCACAATACATCAAAAAGTATCAAGAATTCGATCGTTGAAACCAGTTGGATAAGTGGCACAGCGGGATGGCACAGCGTCCCGTTTGCCTGTATATTAAAGAAGTGGAGGGGATTTCACTTCACAAACGTCCTTAACTTTCTGATCATGCGTAAAATCGAGCAGGCAATGAACACCGCCATCGCTAACAGCACCAACTGGCAATCTGGTAACACTTCTGTTCACTTTAACGAAGAAGAACAGATCAGCATCGTGAGACTTCACGGCAACAAGATCGCTGAGATCGGTGAAGGTTTCATCCGCTTATTTGATGGCGGTTGGCAGACTAACACCACCAAATCTCGCCTCAATGCTATTCTGCAAGCAAATGGTGCAGACAATGATAAAGTTTTCCAGAAGAACTTTGATTGGTTCGTACAAATGGACACCGCACAAGGTGTGTCCGTTGTTCCTTTCTTTTCTTCAATGAACCTCGGTAACTGGTCATGAGTATCCTTATTCTCTCCATTCGATTCATCATCAGTCACCAAACTTTCCTCCCATGACTAAACTCTTACTCGTCGGAATCATCGCCCTTCTTTGCTACAACTCCCCCGAGGTCCGTCACACTATTGCAGACGGATTAGAGGCAACTGCTGATACTATCCGCCCCACGAGTAAGTTACAACGACAGATCAATGAGGCGTTTAGAGTACACTGAGAGCGCCTGCAATCCCCCTGAAATATGTTATACTATATAATGTATAGATTACACACCATTTAATTCATCATGGCAGACAAAGAGATTAATTTAAGTGACCAACTTGATGACGCAATTCAGTTTGAAACCTATGGACTATTCATGTCCCCCGTTACCAAGTATGATCTCTCAGATTTCGTTACTCCTGTACTCCAATGGATGAGAAATGAGGATTTCGTTGATCATGATAGACAAACAATCTGCCACAATGTTCAACAGATTGGACCAACAAATAAGATCCTCGAAGATCTCCCCGATCTCAAATCTGCTCTCCTTGATGTAGCACGAAAGCATAACGAATCAGGTCTCTCTTATGCATCCAACTTTGCCATCTCTGACTGTTACATTGAACTAGCAAGTAAGGGAGCATTGTATGCACCACACGAGCACTCTAATTGTTTATTCTCTGGCACGTTCTTCATTAACTACATCCCCGAGTCGCATTCTTTTCTAAAATTCAAAAGAAATGTGATGTCACAAATGTTCCCTGTAATGATGCTCCCATTTGAAACAATGACCGCATTCAATTTGCAGGAGGCAACTGTTCCTTACTCTAATGGGGATGTACTCATCTACCCGTCCAACATGACCCATGGTTATGAGTCTAACCCCACAGATGATCGCATCACACTAACATTCAATGTCATCCCAGTTTAGTATAGTTTTCCACAGGATTGCGGAACGTTTTCCACATTCTTGTGGATTAATTAAATACTAAAATAAATCTACCTCTCTGTTCTATTTGTTTCATTAATGCCTCGATAGTATGTCACCTTGGAGTGTATACGATCACGCCCGAGTTGTCAACACTCACAGGACCGCTGAGAAACTGTCACACATCCCTTGACATTACTGACAGTTTCATACATAATTACATTGTTCTCTGATCGACACTTAATCGACCAATCTCATGGGTAGGACTTACAAACGAAACGACCTGCATAACTCTCGACGCCCCAAATCTATCAGGGAAAAGAGACAGTATGGAGGCAACGATTCTCGCCGCTACACTGATGACAATTCCACAGACTTTTCCACAGGAAAACAACAACAACGCAACCAACGATTCAACCCAGAAGACTATGAATGAATTTGAGATTACTGACTGGATTGATGACATCCTAGACAGTGAAGATGACGACGATGGGTTAGTATATGAGGACATGTATTACGAGACTATTGACACACAACCCACAGGTGATGTACAATGAGTAAGGTAATCCAATTAGACACAAATCCCCCTGTTAGTGTACAGATCTGGGAGGACCGTCGTAAACACTTTTGGCGATACGATTACGATGGTTGTCCTAAGTATGGACCATTCCCTAACTATCAACAAGCACTCACAGATTCACTCCGCTATTCTACACAATGAGCATCCCCGCTAAGTATGAAGCACTCCTAGATCTTTATGATGCTGGTAGTCTCCCACCTGATGAACAGATTGAGTTAGCGCAGTTCCTAATTGATACGGGATTGAATGAACAACTCTCTCAATATACACAGTGGTGCGACTACCTAATCATGGAAGGATTCTGTTATGATGTAGTCACTGGGGAGAGTTAATCTCCCCCACTATGTGACAGTATCCGTGCGCCCGTATATTAATAAGTACCGTCTTTCTAAGCTATAACAGTATCCCAGAGCGGTCGAGATATTATTCATGTTTCCGTTTCCCCCACCCACAAAAAATTTCCCAGGTAAAAACATCTCCCTCAGAGATGAACTCACATACATCTCCCTATGTCTCACAACGACCGCCCAGATAGTCGCCGCCCATATAACTATGAGGTTGCAGAGGACTGGAAGGAATGGGTAGGTCGCCCCTGGCCCCAAGCGTTCCGCAATAGAGCACTGGGAGGGTGTTACCAGGTAGTCAGAGACTTTTACAAACATTACTATGATAGGGATCTGTTTGACTACCCAGCAACACGAAAGTACCTGTTTGAGAATCATCTAATCGAAGAAGAGGTTCAGAGGCAGGGGGGCGCTATCACAGTCTACAAAGGAACGCTATGGGAACCCACACCCATAGAGGATATGGAACTAGGGGACGTAATGATCATGAGACTGTTCTACGATCGCCTAGAAGGCGGTTATACTTGGAAGGAGGGGAAAACATGCAATCACTGTGGTATATACCTCGGAGATGGATTCATGCTACACCAACCTGCACATGAAGAGTCCCAGATAACCGATATCATCCGACAGACTTATTGGGGCGACAATACAGAGGTCGTGTTACGTTTAAGAGAACGTAAAAACATCAGACCCTATATAAAGACATAGTAGCATATATTGCACATGTCGAAAAGATTCACACTACCCGTAGAGGTAGACGAAGAGGACAACTACTTCATCACCCTCCCTCAGGAGATTCTGGATGAGATGGGATGGTATGAGGGAGTGAACTTAGACTGGTCTGAGGATATTGATGGTTCTATCATTCTAAAAAAATCCGAAGACGCCTAAAAAATCTGCGTGACCCTTATGACACTTGAAGACTGCCCTGGCAGAAGGTTTGGTACATCCGACAAATTGTACTGGTGGCGATCGTGGGAACCGCGTACCCGCTTTGCTCCTTTGATTGATTGTCCGCTATGGGTCGATACCATACGAGAAGAGGCAGTTCAAAAAATTCTTTCTCGCTACTCTGAGTTTCAAGGTAAGAGGTGGGATGAGTATAATTACTTTGAGGATGATCCTGTATCCTTTCAGGAGATCCTAGGATCCATTGTCTCTCAGTATTGTGCAGAGTTAAAGACTCCACTACCTGAGGGATTGTATATCAGGGGATGGTATAACGTCCTTAGACCTGGTGAGTACCTTCCTGTACATCACCACAGCATTCACGAGAACACGTTCCTGTCTGGTAACCTCTTGCTGACGGATAGTAAGATACCAACAGAGTATACTGTTCCATTGTATTCAACATATGGGGGCAACTTCAAACCCCCTAGTAAGGCAGGCACAATAACTATCTTCCCCTCATGGGTAGAACATAAGGTGGAGACAAATGAATCAGACCATGTTAGAATAGCACTGGCATGGGATCTATATACGTGGGAGGGCATGATGTATTGCCGCGACCACTTCCCTGACGATGAAATGATGTTATCAGTTCCTTTCCTATGAATGAAGACAAAGAGTTCCTTGATGTATACAAGGAGCATATGGAGATGATCGGTAAAGGTTTAGAGAACCTTAGCAACCGTATCAACACTTTGGAGAAGGCATTTGGAAGAATGCCTGAACCTGGGGCAAACATGATCAAGTACAAACCAGAGGGGTACGAGGACTACCTCAACATGCGGGAACTACTGGATGATCTGTATGTGCGTCTAAATATGTTGGAAGAGCGCATAAAAGTCCTAGAACCTTAATGGCAATTTTTATTAATGAAACAGGTCGGAGTTTCCCCAACGTAGATGACGGAGGGGAATATAAGAAGGACTGGGAACGCCCTGGTAGCGGTGACTACGAGTCCCATGCACATCACTCTGGACCTGGAACAACGTACAGGATCACTTTTAACGAAGATGGTCCTGGTACGTCTGTGTTTGCAAAGGATCGTGTCTACTACATTGGTGACAATGATGAGGCGTGCTTTGATCCTAATGGTCTAGGTCTGGAACTAGATGAGTGTGACTATACTCGTCAACCGATCTATCGTTGGTACAGAGGCGGAAAGGATCATAAGTATACCCCTAGACAAGCACTACGTTGGCCTACTGACTTCACAGGTGAGCAGTCAGGTCCCGATAACACTAAGGTAGATAAGAAATATAATGCAGAACCCCGCAACGGTTCCCCTGTATTCTTCTGTGCCCGCACACCAAAACCTGGAAAAACCAAAGCACTACACCACTGGTACGAGAACGACAAGAACGATACGTGGTTAGTAGCGAACAATAATGAGTATACCGCCGCATCTTCCTCAGGCGGACCTGGTAGTGGGTACGTTTATATTGAACCAATCGGTTACGTTTATAATTCTGAGTCAGACGCACAAGATTATGCGGACACTGGGGAGACCCCAGTGCCTTTGTATGAGTATTATAGATCAAGTAGCACATCAAAGCGCGATCATTTCTACACTGCTAACCCTGCTGCTGAGGTAAACCTCGAACGTGGTGTGTCTGGTGTCCCTGATTGTAAGGATCCTCGCGGAGAAGACTATGATTATGTCGGCATTGTGGGGTGGGTATTCCTAGATGACAGTGGATCTGGTAATAGAAGAGTATATGAAGACAAGGGACTGATCGGTCCTATCGGATATTCAGACCCAGTATCGTATGCCACCCGCGATGGATGGTATGACTGGGAAGAACCTGACCTTGCTGGACACTATTCTCGCGGAGGATCAACTCCTGCTGTCTGGGTGCATGAGAACTATGAGTATCAGTTTGATGCAAACAACGGCGGTCTGCGGCAGTATGACGCTGATGGTCAGTTGGTTATGCAAGGTAGTTCCTGGCACTCTACATTCAGAGCAAACAGATACTCAGGATCGTACTCTACAAACTACAAGGGCACTAATGGTAAACCAGACTTCCGCTGGGGACACCCTGACTACTGTCCACTACTCAATCGTGACGCATACTTTGAGTGGATCTACGGAAAGAACGGAGCAGTCAAGGGTGCTGTACCTAAGTACCTAGAATTCCATACGGCATTTGACTCACAGTTTGTATACTACATCTACAATACAACGTATCCCTGGAAGGGTCCTATCTTCTCCGTCCAGTATTCTATTAGTGACCGCAACCAATGTCCTAACAGACGTATTGGTACAGGTAACAGACATGATGACAGTTGTGTATGCGACGAACAATACGTCACCAAAGAGTATCACTCACACTTCTATGAGATCAGACCTGACTCTTGGAAGACAACTAATACATCCCTGACACTTACCAACTTTGCAGATGGTAGTATTGAGCAGTGTTTTAAGACAGTTGATACGGAGAGCACCACAATCTTGTTTAGATATACCAGTGGTGGTCTAGACAGATACGAGCAAGGTGACACCATCAATGGATGGGAAGTCGGTGAGCACGGATACTTTGGCAATAAACTCCGTTGTGGTTACATGGAGTTGACGGGTAGAGGCGGAAAGTTTACTGCTGGTCAAACCTTTACACCAAAGGGCAAAGATCCTGCAACGATTGAGATCCTTGCTGGTTATGGTGTTACAGACCGTGCAGGATTCTTTGGTGTCTATGAGTTCCCCAAACAACTCAGTTACTACAAGGTAGAGATTGATAAGACTGCATTGGTTCATAGTAAGACTCTTGACCAGGCAGAGGTTTCCGCCAGTGTTGACGAAAGAGGTAGAATCGAAACTATCAGAATTGATAATGCAGGATTTGGATATAAGAATCCTAGTATCGTCATTCAGGATCCTGTCATCTTGAATGAGTATGGCGCTATGGATATGACTAGGGAAGTCGTAGGACAGATGCAGTTTGAAGCGCCTAGATTCAGATCACCTACTAACAATCTGGAAAACTACGACGGTGAAGATTATAACTTCAACATGAAGAGGATCAAGAAGAATACCATATCCACCATGAAGATGGATATGAAGAAGCAGATGCAAGAGCGTCAGCAAGACTATCCTTATGCAAAGAATTCTGATCTCAAAATTACAGGATCTGATCAAGACGAGAATGAAACTGAACTAGCAGTTGTTTCAGTCAGAGACAAAGAACTCAAAACATCTAGTAGTGAAGATCGTCGTAAACAGAACATGAAACCTGCTGTTCTGGAAGTGACTAAGTTAGATGGTAACGGTTCTATTGAAGAAATTAGAATTGTCGATAGAGGACGGGGTTATGATCCTGATCCTAACAATCCTCCTAAAATCTTTATTGTTGAGGTAGAGGAAGAAGAATATAGAATGAGAGGTCCCAACACTAAGAAGGGACAGAAGGCATTCAGAGATACTGTCGCTCCTGAGTCTAATGATTTTAGTATTGAGGGTGGTAACTATGATGAGAATGGTAGAGCTATTCCTGCAAAGGGAAAACGTCAAACGCTCAAAGATGTTGTCAGGGATAACACTCGCGGTAAGAACAAACTAACACCAGAACAACTTTCCGTCTTGGATGATGGAACTATCGGTTCTATGAAAACCATGATGAATGGTTTCAATGCCAAGTACCCAACTGGATATATTAAAGTTGGTCAAGTTGATGAGATAGAACAAACAGAACTGTGTAGTCCTATTCCAAAGGAGTGTATCAAGATTCGGATGCCCAAACTTGTGGCACAGGCAGTTCCTGACTTCAAAGATCTGAAAGGTCTCATCAAAAACGTTGAACCTTTTAGAGACATGTATAACGTTGAGTATAGTCAGGTAATTAATCAGGCTAACGAAGCAGACAGGGTTCATGAAAGATTGTCTGACTTGTATGGTTGGAATAATGGTAACGAATGTATTACTATCCCTCAACCTAAGTTTTATAATGTCACACGTTTCAAGGATCTTCCTTGCCCTTACATTGATAAAGAAAGTGGTAGAGCATTCGGATGGATTGTCTACAAGTATTGTGGATCTAAGTCTGACAACGGACACTTCAAAGTCAATCTCTCTGTTCGTGGTAGAACCACAGGTAAGAGTGGTGAAGAGTTTATGCAGTTCCTGCATAACCTACCTCAACCTGTTTTGACACAACCCAGAGATGTTGTCGTTAGTGATAAGAAGAATTGTTGGAAATGTACTCGTAACCTTGCAGCAGCAGGTGGTGAGATTGAAGGACGTTGCTACTGGGATCCATCTGGTGGTGATGATGTTGTATTCGTTCCTGTTGGTTTGGATGAGAATACCTTTGACTGGGAGAACAATGCTATTGGTAACAATGAACTAAACCAGTTGAAGGTATGGTTAGGTGATAACATCGACACATATAGAATTAGAACAGCAACTAATTACACTACTCCAAATACAGTCACTAATAATCCTGGGTCAGGTACTGAGGGAGAACCAGGATACATTCCTCCTTCCCAAACAGTAGACCCTGGCGGTACGTTTACTCCACCTGCTTTCTATACTGCATCAATCAAACGTCTGTCTGGTGGTATGCCAGCAGAAGAGTGCTGGGACACCTATGTAAGGCGCTCAGGCGGCGATGGGAACAGTGAGGGTGTACTTGATGTCTATGGTGCCTATTTCCCACAAGGCAGCGGCAATAACCAAACACAAGGCAAGACTCCTGGATATACCTTCTGGGAAAACCCTGGACAAAACAGACAAGGCGTCTACAACGGGTTTGGTGCTCCTGTATTAGGTTACTGGGGTGGTGGTGCCTGTTGGTATAGTCTTACTTACGTGTATAGTTTGATCTATGGCGGTGGTTCTAGTAGCGCACAAGCAGCAAATGAGTTTGCATTGGAGTATGTGAACGATTTGTCCATCGCAATCGACCCTCAACTGATGAATCAACTCGGTCTAATGATGGGTCCTTACTCAGGAACCATGGGAATTAAGAATTGGAGTACAGGTTCTACCATTGCATTTGGTCAAACTGCAAGAAATATGGGCAATCCTTTCTTCGATGAGTGCGGTGGTGGCGTCTTTGACCGCAGAGATGAGGTTGTTCAACCCAATCCACCCGTCCCTGACCGCAAGATACATAATTCTAGTTACGATCCTGGCGACAAAGAGCTCTTGAAGAAGCAATATAAGCCTGGAAAGATCGGAGAAGGCGACTTGAAGTTTGAAGATGACACTTGGAAGAAGTTTTACGACGAAGATTTCGACTACAAAACCGACATCGACTCCAAAATCTCAGATTTCTCCACTGATGTTGACAATATGTTCAACGGACAGAAGAACCCAGACGACAATTAAGCATGGCATACGGACTTTTATTACCAGTAGCACCTATCACAGGACTCCCATGTAGCGGACACGGCATCTGTGTGCCCCCAACAGTCCACTCTGTGCAGTTCTGTAAGACCCCTCCTATCCCTTACAGCATCGTTATTAAGGATTGGACGTGCTGGTGGCCCCCTACACCACTAATTCCTGCCTCTCCACTGACCGCAGTGAAGGCATTAGTCCTCACAAATGGTCTGCCGACCATGACTTTTGGTGATGTGTTCACTCCACACATCTCTACATGTACAAATATCATCATTTACATGTGCCCATGCGGCAAAGGATTGTGCCCAACACCTACTCCTGAACCTTGTTCGGCACTAACTATCGAAGATAATGCTGGTACTGGTCATGTCCGCTTCCTATTTTCTTCAACTTTGACAGTTTTTGCTTGCAAACTTCCTGTTGGACGCATTTTGGACCCGCTTGGAGTGGGAACTCCTGGTTGGTTAGGGTGGTCTTACCCTTGTAATAGCATGGTTGCCTACGGAAGTCCGAATGTGCTATCATCTTGATGTCCCAAAAGGAGCATCATGGCAACAAGAAGCAAAGTCGGCATCTCAGGCACTAACTTTATGCCTGGTAAACCCAAGGCAACACGTCAAGGATCATCTAAAAACACTAAGTATGCAGCAACATCTCGGAATAATGCCAAGAAAAAGTATCGTGGTCAAGGAAGATAGAGTGAAGACCACTCCTAAACTGGTAGAAGAGTCCAACACTGGACTCTTCCATGCCAAAATGAACCTTCCTGAGGCAGCAAAGCACTGCGGTATGACTGAAAAGGAAATGAAAATGACTTTCTGGGAGTACCTAAAATATAATCCGCCCGTTGAACCTATAAATAAACAAGAACACTGATATAAATCAGACAAAGTGGCGAGATACAGGTTCCGATCTGAGCAATTTTTGTCGAGAGGGTATAAAGATTTTGCAATCTCCTTCTCGATGAACCCTAATACTGAGGATTTTAGTTCGGTGTCGAACGAAAATGCTATCAAACAGTCAGTTAGGAACCTAGTTATGACACAATTCGGGGAGAGACCCTTCCAATTTGATATTGGTTCTCGTGTAAGAGGACTTTTGTTTGAACCTTTTGATGTTTTTACAGCAGAAGATCTGCGTGATGAGATTGAAAATACTATTGAGCGACTTGAACCGCGTGTAGAAGTCGTAAATGTTGATGTTAATCTCTCTGAAAGTGAAGATGAACTCGATGTAAGCATTGAGTACAGGATTGTTGGCGAAGAACTTGTCCAAAATATCGAATTCCTTTTAGAACGCACCTAAAATGGCAGCACTACCATCAGAATTAACGTCCCTAGACTTCTTTGAGATCAAGGAATCTATCAAATCGTACCTGAGAACGAGAAAAGAGTTCTCCGATTATGATTTTGAGGGATCTGCTGCCTCATATTTGATTGATATCCTGGCGTACAACACTTACTACGCTTCGTTTACGGCAAACATGTCGATGAACGAGTCGTTTTTGGAGTCTGCAACCGTCAGAGACAATATTGTTAGGATTGCTAAGCAAGTTGGATACACTCCAAGGTCCAAAAAAGCGTCCAGAGCATGTATAACCATGACTGCCAAGGCAACTTTGCTGCCTGGTGACCAAGCTTTCCCTGATTCGATCACAATCAAGAAGGGAGATGTCTTCGTAGCGACCGTTGGAGGCGATTCTTTCATATTTGCTAACCTTGCTGACATCCAATCGACTGTTGATCAGTCAACTGGCGTAGCAACGTTCAGTAAAATGCTGATTTATCAAGGAAACCTCCTAGATTACAGCTTCACTGTTGACGATACCAAGAAACCTGAGTATATCATCCCTGCTGAGAACGTTGATACTGACAGAATGAAGGTTATGGTTCGCCCTAACGAGCAATCTGTCGAAGTTGACGAGTATTCTATCGCAGATAACGTCACTGCACTGGAATCTACGTCCAGAACTTACTTCCTTGAAGAAACTGAGGACCTTAGATACAAGGTTACCTTCGGTGATGGCGTCCTTGGACGTAAACTCATCGATAATGAGTTCATTACTATCGAATATCTTGACACAGACGGTCCAGAAGCGAACGGTGCCAAGAAATTCGGGTTCATTGGTCGTGCAATCGACTCTACTGGTCGTCCTGTGCTGCCTGCTGCCATTACATTGGAGACTGTTGAGACAGCAGCAGACGGTGAAGACAGAGAAACCGCTCTGAGCATCAAGTATAGGGCACCCAAAGGGTTCTCTGTGCAGAATAGAGCAGTTACCGAGAATGACTATGCCTATCTGGTCAGCAAACTGTATCCATCGGCTGCATCAGTGACGGCGTACGGCGGGGAGAAGCTGTCTCCGCCCGAATATGGCAAAGTATACATTGCCGTTCGTACAAAGAGTGGTGTTAACCTGAACACTACTACAAAGCAGAGAATCAAGAACCAACTTCTTGATTACTCCATGGCATCGATCCAGCCTGTGATCGTTGACCCGACTATTTTCTATATTTCCCCGACAGTTCATCTTGCTTTCAACGGAAACGAGACTGGTCGTTCTGCAAATGAACTTGCCGCGGCTGTATTGAAGTCTGTTGACAAATTTAATGGTCAAAACCGTGACAACCGCTTTGGTGGTCGTTTAGAACCATCTAAGTTCAACTCAATGATCGACTCTGCTGATTCTGCTATCAGTGGTACTACCACTCAGATGAGTTTGGGTCAGAATCTGGACAAATTTACATTTGGTAACCAGTTCTCTCAATGTCTGAACTTCAACAACCCAATTACCGACCCTGGTAGATACGGTGGTGGTGATGGAGACGGTGGAGGCGGCGACGGCGGCGGAGATGGTGGTGATGGCGGCGGCTCTGGTGACGGTGGCGGCGGTAATGGTGATGGTGATGGTGGTAACGGCGGTGGTGATGGTAAGTGTAAACCCAAGTTCTCCTCTGTTAAGTCTGGAACCTTCTATGCAACTGGTTACACCGAAGATGTTGCCGATTTGATCGCTGCTGGTGAAGCAGCAGGTTCTCTGTTACAGGGCAATGCTACTGGTCTTGCGTCAGGTGTCATTGCTGGTGGTAGCACTGATCTTGAAGACGTTCTTATCAATAGCAACGTTGCTACTACTCAAACCTTGGTTCCTGTGAACCTTCGTGATGATGGTATTGGTAATATCATTATGGTAACGAATAGAAATGAAAAGGAAGTCGTTCTGAACGACCTTGTTGGAACAGTCAATTATGAAACTGGTGAAGTTTGTGTTGGTCCTCTCGATGTGGCTGATACTCCTGATGGTACAACTCGTATTCCTGTGGTGGTTCTTCCCTCAACTGGACCAATTACTATTCCACCTGGGGTAGACCCAACCTTGTTTAACCCAAGGATCTTCCCAAGAGATATCAACACTCAACCTGGTGCTGTGGACGCCTTTGATCCATTCAATTTCAACGGATGGAACTATGGTGGCAGCAACATAAATACAATCAACTACCCCACTGGATCCTTCACGTATCCAGAGTACGACTCCTGTTTCTAAGAGATAAATGTTTGGAAAAACGATCAACATTTCTGACAGAGTTGCTAATCAACTCCCAGAGTTTATTCGCTATGAGGATGAGCAACTCGTTAACTTCCTGATCGAGTATTATCGATCACAGGAGAAAACTGGTCGTCCTTATAATGTACTTAATAACTTAATTAAGTATCTCGATATCGATGAGTATGATCAGAAGACTCTAACGTCTTCTACATCTCTGATTAAAGACGTTGGCGTATTCGATGACTTAATCGAAGTAGAACAGATCGATGGTTTCTTGGACCGTGAAGGTTCAGTGATGATCGATAATGAGATTATCTACTACGAAGAGACTGTTCGTGGTCCTGATGCCATTCTGACACCTGGCATCTCCCTGGAAGAGTTCAATAAGAAGAGACAGGCACTTGAATCTCCCTGGGAGTTCTTTGATGGAACTCGTACTACCTTTGATCTTAAATTCTTGGGCACTCCTGTGTCCCCAGTGTCTGCTGAGCACCTTGCAGTTACAATCTACGGTGAACTGCTGATCCCTCAGACTGACTACACTATTTCTGGAAGTCAGATTACATTTATCGTTCCCCCTCGTGCTAGAACTGGTAACGATCAGGTAGAACTGACTCAAATTCTTTACTATGTTGGTTTTGCCGATTCTGTAATCAAAGAATTGACAATTCCTGATGTCACCACGCTTTCTGGTGGCGACTCCATGACTATGGAGTACCAACTTCTGCCATATTCTCCTATTGCAGAAATTGGTCTGATTATTAATCGTAACGGAATCCTTCAACGTCCGTATATTGACTATGTGTTGACTGATAACAACACTAGAATCAAATACTTCGTAAATATCTCCAATGGTGACATTTTCCATATTCGTTCTATCGAATATGTGTCTCCTACTGTTGGTCAAGGTGCAGAAGCAGTTACCAGAGTTGGTTCTAACGGTGAGATCGACAGAATTATCGTTAAGGACGGTGGTAAAGGTTACGAACTGAACTTTGCACCCAAACTTTCTATCTTCTCTTCTACTGGCATTGGTGAAGCTGCCGCTGGTAGGACTCTTGTCAACGGTATTAAGAATGCACAGTTAATTAGAGGTGGTCAAGGTTACACTTCTTACAACCCACCCGTTGTTAGCATTACTCCTCCTTCGGATCTGACTAATGGATCCCAAGCATCTGCTGAAATCATCGTAGATGATACAACAGGCATGGTGTCTGGTGTTGAGATCACTAACTCTGGTTCTGGTTACGACTTTATTCCGTCGATTACCTTTATCAACCCTAACGGTGCTGATATTAGCGATCCTGTAATCGATTCTGAGGGTCGTTTGGTTGTTGGTTCTATTACTGTCACCTCTACTGGTGTTGGTTATAGCAATCCTCCTGAAATCTACATTGACCCCGCCCCAGAAGATGGTATTAATGCAGACGCAACATGTTCTGTATCTCCTGATGGGCAAGTTGTTAGTGTAACTATCCTTAATAGAGGTAGAGGGTATACTTCTGCCCCCAGAGCACGTATTATCCAACCTGTTGGCGCACAGGTGCTCGACGTAACCGTTGCTAACGGTAATGTAACTAACATCAACCTGTTGACAGGTGGTTCTGGTTACACCGATGCTCCTTCTGTCTACATTGTGGACGATCGTAAGGGTCCTTTGGGTGAACCGATCGGTGGTACTGGTGCAGAGGCAGTTGCTACCATCTTCAATGGTGAAATTACTGATATCAACATCATCAACTTTGGTTCTGGGTACTCTGACACTGAACCACCCAAAGTTTACATCGCTGAACCCGCTGCTGCCCAAGCATCTTGTGATGTAGGTTTCGGTGAGGTTACTGGTTTCACTATTTTGTCCAGTGGACGTAATTATGAACCTTCTGCACTGAAAGGTTGTGCTCGTGGTGTCTCAGATGTTGCTGCATTCGACGATTATCATAATCAGATCTTTGCTTCTGAGTCACAACTGGCACAATCGAGTCATAGCGAGAATGCTATGGTTCATAACCTTGATAGTATGATTATCAGGCAGGTATTCGACAAGTTCCGTCGTCAATACATGCCTACGATTGACATCGACTACTCTCAGGTCAACCCAATCAAGGTTATCAAGAAAATCAAAGACTTCTATGTATCTAAGGGTACTAAGAAGGCAACGCAATACCTATTTAAGATTCTGTTCGGTGAACAGATCGATGTTTACTATCCTAGGGATGAGATGATCACCCCTTCTGCTGCATCTTGGGTTGTTGACACCATTTTGCGTGCAGAATTGATTTCTGGTAATCCTCAGGACTTGGTTGACGCTCAGTTGGTCCAAATTGCTGATCCTGTTGACCAGAATATCAAAGATGCGTCAGTTTTGATCGAGAACGTCATTTCGATCATCGAAGGTACTGATGTTATCTACGAACTTGCTATTTCCGAAGAAACTCTGACAGGTGACTTCAAGATTCCTTATAAAACCGTCCTGGTTGAACCTCTGAGCACAACAGAGGGTATTATTACTGTTGACTCCACTATTGGATGGCCTGAGAAGAACGGTACGATCATTATCGATGATATTGAGACTGTTCAGTACAAAGAGAAGTCTCTGAACCAGTTTATTGAGTGTACTCGTTCTAAA